GTTGCGTACCATCAGTAGCCGTCCGTTCTCGTCAGATACTGAGCAGTACTGAGCAGTACTACCCCCCCTATCACTAGTAATGAAAGAGTCAGTACTAGTAACGGTCTCAGTGCGTCACGTCACGTAATAAAAAAGGGGTGAGTCAACCAGAACGGCGGACTACTACTTCCGTAGGAAGTACCCCGTCACCATACCACCCCACCCCACCCCCCCAAGGGGGGTACCCCCTATCATTTAGAGTATGTATAGATAACCATTTAGAATGCGTTCAGGTTTTCAGAACTGGGGGTACTGGGTGCAACTGTATGCGCCGTACTTGGGTTATGTATTGAGTTAGGTACTGAGTATCATTTCTCTTCTTGGGGAAGAGAAATGGAACTGAGTACGTACTGAATTATAGTGTAACGTTGCCTCACAATATTCCTCAAAAAGGCAGAACTGTAACATAACTGTAATATATGTTAGTAGTACGTTTGGGACAGCTATCATGTACTGTGAAACTAAAAAGGACGCATACATGCCTGCAAACGGTGGAGGAAAAGGCTGGCAATGGGACGAAGAGAACAATCAACAGGTAATGCCACAACTGTGGCAGAGCCTGCTGGATTGGCTTTTGTTAGGCCCTGAGCGCAGCCCTAGAACGCAACGAGATTGGGCGTCGGATAACGACATTCATGAAGACTCAGTTAGACGTATTAAACGTGATCACCGTTTTATTAAAGAATGGGATAAACGTGCAGCAGAATTAAACATTAACCCTGAAAGGGTTCAGAGCGTCATTGATGCTCTCTGGCATCAGGCTTCTGATGGCGATGTTAAGGCTGCGTCATTGTATTTGCAATATATTGAAAAGTTTACGCCTAAGCGTAAGCTTGTTGTAGATGATGAGCGGGACATTGCTTCTTTTAGTGATGAGGAGCTTGCTTCTGTGCTAGAACAAGAAGTTGCTGGTTTGAGACTAATTAAGGGTGGTAAGTGATATGCCTAAAGTTAATGGTAAAAGTTATTCATATTCTAAAAAGGGTGTGGCTGCGGCTAAGTCTGCGGCTAAGCGCACTGGTAAGAAGATGACTAACGTTAAAAAGAAAAAGTAGTGGATGTCTGAAGACGATATTTCAAATGATTTTAAGCAGGTTCGTATAAGCCGTCTTACTTTGGGCCTCATCATGACTGTGGCATCAGTTAGCGCCGTTATAGTTTGGAACGCTGCTGCTGTTTCAAATAAAATTAATACGTTGAGTACTGATATTGTGCAGTTGCAGGAAGATATGGAAGATATTGGAGAGCCTACTGTAGTTCTTAACCGTCTTGATTCGATTGAGCGGGCATTGGAAGGTATCGATTTTAAAAGTTTGGAAACTAGGTTGGCTACGATAGAGACCTGGACTTACGTGGAACTTACTGAACGTTTAGAAGAAGTAGAACAATTTTTAGACGAGTTAGGTAGGGAAAGCGGCGAGCAACTTAGGTACGAGTTAGACGATATCCATCATCATAAAGATGCTGCTCGCGATATTTTCCGTCAAGATCCTCGGGATTTTGTTCAGGAGATTATGGATCAAAGGTTTAGTTGGTAAATATGGATAATGAACCACAAACATTAATGGAAGTTTTTGAAGAGTTCCCTGAGTTGATGGGTGAGCGTTATAACCCATTTGATGATGACACTCCGTTGGAGTGTGGGTTGGAAAACCCTGATGTTTGTGAGTCGTGTCAATGAGGGGGATATATGTCGTTGGAGGAACTAGCTGATAAGTCTGTTGTTTGGGAAGCTGCTGTTAAGAAGTTGCTTAAGTCTTTTGCTGCTATTGCTGCTGCTGTAGGCGCAGCAATGATGCCTTTGATAATGTGGTGGCCTTTTGGAGGTTCTACAGATGATGAGGTTAAAGAGACTGTTGTTATAGAGAATTGGGGTTATAGCCCTCAGTGTTCTCAACTATTTAATACCATTAACTGGGGTTGGTCAGAAGAACAGTGGTCTAAGTGGGAAACACTACGCAGAGATATGAGGTGCTAGATGAGTCGTCTGAGCGAATTACGCCAGGAAGCTGAATGGAGAAAATGTGTTCGTAATGAAACGTATTTTCTTCGCAATTACTGGTATATTGCTCATCCTGCTCACGGGCGGCTTTTGTTTGATTTACGTAGTGCTCAATCGGAAGCTCTTCAACGTTGGGAAGCAAATAGGTATTCGCTTACGTTAAAAGCCCGTCAGATTGGGTGGACAACTTTGGTGGCTGCACACCAGTTTTGGTTAGCGTTTTTTCGTGAGGACCAAAACATTATTGATTTATCTCGAACGGAGAGAGAAGCTGTTCTTCTCCTTCGTAAAACTAAATATGGGCATAAGCATTTGCCTGAATGGATGATACAACGTGGACCTAAATCCTTGGTCGAGCACCAACAAAGAATGGCGTTCGATAACGGCTCTCAAATCACCTCGATGCCTTCAGCATCTGACCCCGCCAGAGGCGAGTCAGCCACGCTTGTGGTTGTGGATGAGTGGGCATTTTTGCCCAACCCTTCCGAAGCTTGGGCGAGTATTGAACCTGTTGCTGATGCGGGGGGTAAAATAATTGGTTTAAGTACTGCTAACGGTTCAGGAAACTTTTTTCATCATCTATGGGTTGGTGCTTCTACTGGCAATAACCTTTTCAATCCTATGTTTTTCCCTTGGGGAGCTTCTGAGGATAGAGATGAATCATGGTATGAATCTAAAAGACAATCTATGTTGCCTTGGCAACTTGCCCAGGAATATCCCTCTTCGGCAGAAGAAGCATTTATTAAATCAGGTAATCCTGTTTTTGATTTGGATGTTCTTCAAAGTATGGAAATACATATTGAAGCTGGGCAAGAAGGCTATCTACATGAGCTTGAACCTAGAGTGTTGGAGTTTAGATGTTAACTATTTGGGAAAAGCCTCAAAGATGGAGCGGATACGTCCTTGGCGTGGATACGGCTGAAGGTTTGGGACACGGAGATTACTCGTGTGTTCAAATACTCGACGCTAAAGACTGTAAACAGGTTGCTGTTTGGCATGGTCGCATACCTCCTGATGAATTGGCATATGAAGTATACAATCTTGGTATTTGGTATGGAAACGCTTTATGTTGCGTGGAGTCTAACAACCATGGTTTAACAACCATTGTTGGGTTAAGACAACTTGGCTACCCTAATCTGTTTCGTAGGCGGTCATTAAATAATCAAACAAATAAACAATCGCAAGAGTACGGTTGGAAAACTACTCGTACTTCTAAGCCTTTAATGATCGATGATCTGTCTGCTGCTTTGCGTAATGAAGAACTTATTTTAAAAGATAAACATACGTTTGCTGAGTTACGCACCTACGTGCGTAACGAACGTGGAGGTATGTCTGGCTCTCCTCATGATGATCGAGTAATGGCTTTAGCTTTAGCTAATCAAATGAGAAAGTATGCTTTTATACCTGAATACGTGCAAAAAGTTGACGATACATATACCTTTGACTGGTGGATGCGACAAACTAATTCACCAACTAAGTTTACAGATAGCATTGGAACCAATAATGTTCGTGGGACAGCTTAATTAGTTCATAGGACATATCTAGAAATGGAGACCCTTATGGGTAATCGTAAATACAACGCTTCAGGCATGGGTGAAACTATGAAACTGAACGATGCACAACTTTACAATGGTCCAATAGAACGAGGTGGCGCTCAAGAAGATTCACCAAATTTTGGTCCAAAAGACAATGTTCATCCTGGGCATATGGGTGAAGGTATGAAAGTAAGAGACACACCAATGTCTCCGCAAGGTGTACGAGGTGTTGTTGCTCCTGCTAGCAAACAGCCTGATGGTTCAGTTAGCAGCACTTGATACCTAGAAATGCTACAAAAGATGAATATTGTGCTTACATCGTCGGGAAGAGAGGGCCTCTTCCTGACGATGAGTTAAACGATCTTTGGGATTGGCACTGCAAAGTTAATGGTGTTGTTATGACTCTTGGGTCTACAGGCCCTTTGCATCGTGCAAGATTACCTCTTGATGAGCAACATATGAGTTTAAAAGAACGAGAAAACAAGATTATTGCTGAGGCACAAGCCGCAGGGCATGAACCTCAATATGTAGGCAGGCGCTGGGTATAAACATGGCACGGTTTTCTAAATCAGAACAGTTTACTCAAACTAAAGAACATCTTAACTTAGCTTGGAGATGGCGAAGCGAAGAAGGTTTTGATGCCAAATGGCATCGGATGATTGATTTATACCGTGGAAAAACTTACTTCAACGAACCTTCTATAGGTGGAGGGTACGGAGGTAACATTACCCAAGATCGCATTTCTGTCAATTTAGCTTTTTCAACTATTAATGTGATGGCTCCATCTGTAGCTGTTAATCACCCCAAAATTACTGTTAGTGCAAACCAAGAAGGTGACGAAGATCGAGCCGTCTTTGTTGAAGCAGTAGTTAACTATTTGTGGCGACATCACGATTATCGCAAACCATTTCGACGTGCAGTTAAAGACTTTTTAATTATTGGTCATAGCTGGATGAAAGTTGGTTGGCGTTTTGTTGAACAAGAACGTGAATTAACTCCTGAAGAATTTGCTTTAGAATACGATGAAGCAAGTTTAGAAGTAGAACAGTTTTCTTACGACAATCCAGAAATGATAAACGATTTACCATCTGATCAAGATGTTTTAGATGCACTGCCTAGAAAAAAGATGGAAGTAGTAGAAGATCAAGTATTTGTTGAACGTGTCTCGCCGTTCGATATGTTTGTTGATCCAGAAGCCACAAACTTAGATGATGCACGTTGGATTGCTCAACGTATTGTTCGTCCTTTGAACGAAGTTAAAAAAGATAAAAGGTATAAACGATCTGTTCGTATGAACCTTGAAGCTGATTCTGGAGTTCGTTACCGTTGGGAAAACGATAATGAACGAGAAGAGTACGCTAACCCTGGGAATCGTGTAACTCTTTACGAGTATTACGATTTAGTAAATGGCACGATTTCTGTATGCGCTGCTACTGGTGATGATTTTCTTTTAGATCCTCAACCTATGCCATATCATGCAGGTCATCCTTTTGTAATGATGCGAAATTATGATGTGCCTGACATGTTTTATCCAATGGGCGATTTAGAATCTATTGAGTCTTTGCAAGAAGAGTTAAATAAAACTCGTTCACAAATGGTTAACCATAGAAAACGTTATGCACGTAAATACCTTTACCATGAACGTTCTTTTGGGCCTGAAGGTCGTGAAGCTTTAGAATCTGATGAAGATGGACGTTTTGTTCCTGTCATTGATGAAAATCGTGATTTGAATGGTGTAGTTATTCCTTTAGCTCAAACTCCTTTAGCTCCCGAAATGTACAATCATTCAAACATTATTGAAAGCGATATCAATACTGTTAGTGGTGTTTCAGAATATGCTCGTGGTCAAATGCCTGAAACTAGGCGTACTGCTACTGAAGCTAGTATTATTGTTGATGCTGGTAATGCTCGTGCAGCAGACAAACTTGCTGTAGTTGAGATTTCTATTTCTGAAGTTGCTCGTATGGTTATGCAGTTGATGCAACAGTTTATGACT